CAAATGGATTAGGAACTCGTCAGTTTGATAAACTATGCGAGATGAATTTTGGATATGATGATAGGTTTGATGTTATTGGATACTCCCTTGATGCAAAGGGTAAGGTTCTTAGAACATGGGCTAATAAGTATTCTGATTATGATTACGTATCATCAACTGGAATTCAACCTAATAAACATGGTGATCAAGTTTCTGAAAGTGTTCATTGGCCACCTGATGTTGGACAACCATCCAAATTAATGATTGGAGGAAAAAGGGAATTCTATTGGTCTTAGATTTAAAGACTCTCCTTCGGGAGGGTCTTTTTTTTGTCTTATTGACATATTTGACAGAGGTGCTATACTATTAGAGTAAAGTTTCAAACCCTCAGATAGGAGGGCAAGAACATGTCCATTTTTGAAAGGGAGGTCATCAAAGGTAGAATCAGTTATGATTCATTACCTGATGCTGATCTCTCAGATTTCACTTATCCATTCTTGGAATCACCAGGAGTGGTTTTTCAGTATAGGAAATATCTTTTTTATAAGGATGTATTTTATGGTGAAGGTGGTGAAGAAAATGCTGCAAGAGCAGATGGATCTTCTTCTTCCAACATCAAAGACCTTGCCGAATCTCGTAGAAGAGGTATTATCCTCGATTCCGCACGTCCTATTGCCGAATTAAACAACATCGTTGATGTATCTGGAAAAACCTACACTTACAAAGGTGAGGATGGTGTTACTCGATATAAAGCTGATCAATATAACGGTCAAGTAGAAGGTGGTGATTGGTTCGATGTAGTATCTTATGAGGATACTTATGATCAAGAAGGAAACCTTCTTCATACTGCTGCATATAATAGACTTCTGTATTTGCAGAAGTTAAATGATGCTCCTCCAAGAGAGGTTCATAGTGTTAAGGATTTAGTATCCACATGCACCACTCTAATTGCTGGTGGACATCTTCCTAAAGAAGAACTAGCAATAAGAAACCTAGTTTATGCTGCTGCTCCTAATCTAAGCACAGCTAAGAAAAACGAGGTTGTTCGTCAAGTTTTAAAAGAACAAGATGTTCCTACTCAAACAAGGTCTTGGCGTGATAATGAGTGTTGGGATTGGTACGAGACCAAGTGTGTTGATAAGGAAGAAGTAAAAATTGATTACTTCTTCCCAAATCACTACTTCCAAGATCGTATTTATTCTGTTCTTAAGCAATTTGCTGAGAATGAAGAGGTACAAAATTTGGCAGAACATGTAAACAATAAAGGAGATAATCCTGAAATTGTTCAAGCACGAAGAGAGTCTGCTGACCTACAATGGGAAGAAGCACGTAAAGTGTTTGCAAAAGTTGCTAAGTATATGGTATGTAATGATTTTCAACTTCCTATTGAGCGTAATTATTGGATGCCTCAAATACAATCAGGAGATGATGAAGAGAACAGAAATAAGTTTGTTCATACCTAATAAATTACAAATTGTTTCAATTAAGTCCTCCTCTCGCAGGGGGACTTTTTTTATGCTATAATATCCACAAGTTTCACAACCTTCTATTTGGAAGTGAAATGAGTTCAACCACAACCTGCATTGGGGAGTGGAATATCACAAAAAATAACATGTCTAATAAATCACATTTCCAAACGGAAATATTAGAACACACCTTACCTGTAATTAGAAATAAGCAGGGAGATGTAGTTCCATATGTAAGCATTAAAGAAAGTGGAATAATTAATGCATATTGGATGCCGTATCAACTATTTGCACTATTAGAAGAATTATTCTGTCAAAGAGATACTGAAGGTCGATGGAATAAAGCAAAGAAATATCTAGCAAAATTCCTACCAGAACATGCTATTGTAGTAGTTGGGAAACTAACTAAAGCAGATACTATGAATGGAAAAAGATATAAAGCAGGAAGTAAATTTAGAATAGATTCAAATACTCGTGCGTACAATTGGGGATTAGGAGGTTCAGACCAAATTCCTAAAGATGTTTTTGTTATTGAATTTAATTTTCCATCTTTTGCAAGACTTAAGGAATGTTATGATACTTATGATTCTATCAATGCTACAGAAAAGAATCAAGAAAAATTCTATGGAATAATTACTGGAATGTGTGATTATGAACCACAATCCACAAAAGTTAAAAAGGGTGTAATTATTACAGCATTACATATGGCAAATGTTTGCTATGACGATGACAACGTATACACTAGTAAAGCACCCTTAACGGAAGCAATACCTGGTCAAACATTTTATTTTCTTGATGAAATTAAGGCATTTGATCAAATGATTGTTAATGAAGGAAGTTGGAATCAAACTTGGACTTGTGCTACCTTTATGGCATTTAAAAAGTATGGTGTTGCCAATGAAAGGTTACTTGAAGGTTTAGATCTTTTGGATAAAAAAGCATCTGATACAAGAGTTGCTGTTCCTGATGGTATAACAACTATTATCGAAGAGTGGAAAACTCATGAGAAATTGGGTGAAAAAGGTACAAGATTCTCTCAATTTGAAAATCAAGTTTCATTCTGTTTATATTGTATTGATAAATGGATGAAAGATGAACCAATTAAAAAACTTGGTAATAATTGGAAAGAGACGGCATCAAAGTATAAAGATTCTGGAGTAGCATCTTTAGAAAGAGCATTTGCTTCTTAAAAATGAGGGGTTAACCACCCTCTTTTTTTTGTGCTATAATAAATACTAAGATGTTAAAACCATTAATACCATCAGAAGATTCTTTACTACACAACAAGATAAAAAAGTGTAGTTATAATCTGGATCGATCAAAACTATCCTATACCCTTAATGAGAACATGTTTCATCATAGGGGTGTGGGACTTTCTGCTAATCAAATAGGTATAAAGGAAAGAGTATTTGTGATGATGTATGATATGGAAACACAAGAAACGATTACTTGCTTCAATCCACAGATTATAAAAGAATCAAGAGATATAGTAACTATGGAAGAAGGATGTCTTTCTTATCCAGAATTGTTTTTAGAGATACCTAGACCTAGCACAATTGTAGTAAAATACGAAGACGAAGGTAAAGAGATACATAAAGAAAGACTAACTGGATTTATTGCAAGAATCTTCCAACATGAGTATGATCATATGGAAGGAATTGATTTCACACAAAGGTCTATAAATAGTTAAAAGTTATCGAAGAAAAATGCCTTATCACATTAAAAAACCAGGTGTTTTAGTTTCTGGAGATGTATATTGGAAAACTCCAAATACATGGACTCAAACATATGCTGACAGAACTCAATTAACCAACAAAACCAATGCTGATAATATGATCAAGCAGACTGGTAAAGAAGGTAAAAATGGTGGGTTCGTAGGTGCAACAGTAGTTACTGAATAATGTCCACTAGGAAAAGAAAACCACCTGCTGAAAGACCAGGAACTCCTATTGATAATCGAAACTTTCTCTCACCAGTTGGGTTTAAGTTTGGATTGAAGAGAGCTCCTGGTGTTGCGTTCTTTTGTAATCAAGCAAATATACCATCACTAGATTTAGGAATTGCAGTGCAACCAACATATCTTAAGGATATTGATGTGCCTGGTGATAAGATTCAATTTGGAGATCTTAATTTAAGATTTCTTGTTGATGAAGATCTAGTAAATTATATGGAATTGCAAAATTGGATTAGGGGTCTTGGTTTTCCAGACAGTCTAAAAGAGTTTGATGATTTGGAAAAAGAATCAATTCTTGGAATGCAAAAGTTTGGACAAGAAGGAGATAATATCTATTCTGATGGAACACTTCAGATATTAAGTAGTAATCTAGTTCCAAAGTTTCAGGTAGTATTCAATGACATGTTCCCTTATAGTCTTTCAACTGTATCTTTCGATGCAACTGATACAGATATCGAGTACTTTACAGCAGAGGTAGCTTTCAAGTATACTATATACAACCTAACTGATTTAGAAAATAACCTTTTATGAGTGTAACTCTTGATAAACTTCAAGAGATGTGGGAAAAAGATGCAAAGATTGATAGAGATAATCTACATGAAGAATCATTGAATGTCCCCTCTCTACATGCGAAGTATTTTGAATTATATAATACCATCTTCCTATTAAGAAAGAAGGCAGAGCAACAAAGAAA